CAAAATTCCCTGATCATTATTGGGGCGTTGAGTTGGTGGTGTCACGCGAAACCGCAGAGGATTTCAAGAAGCGTGGCTTTAGAATCAAAGAGCTTGAGCATGGCCCTGCCCTTACTTTTAAGAGAAGGGTAAACTGGAAGGATCAGTCAGGGGTTGTTCATACCCGTAATGGCCCCGCCCTGTATGACAAACAAAAGCAACCGCTTGACTGTCAGGTAGGTAATGGTTCTAAGGTACGGGTGCAGTACAAAGAGTGGTACACTCCTAACCATCAGGGACTAGATATAATTGCCATGCAGGTACTTGATCTAGTAGAGTATAACAGCTCAGTTGCGGGGTCTGAGTTTGATATAGAAGCATCTCTTGATGAAGAGGATGAGCTATGAAGATAGACCCTGATGCTCCAACTACAGATGCAGTATTCAGAACTGACGAGGGAGATTATAAAGTCTCCCTCTTTAGTAATGAAGGCAAGCTAAAATTTAAATTAGCACAGACAGCACTAAGAAAATTAGCTAAACTAAGCGACAGTGTTATGATACAGAGAGAAGCATTAACTTCTCTTAGACAAAGTATCATTGACCATGAATGCACAGAAGCGGCTAAGATAAAAACCAAAGAGGAGTAGATATGTCTTTTGTTAAGACACAGTTACCCTGCCCTAAGTGTGGTGGGAGTGACCCTGTTGCTATGAACGCAGACAATTCGGCTTGGTGTTTTAGTTGTGAAACCAGATTTCCTAATTACGAGGAAGCTACTAATGGTACAGTCGAGACTAAGCCTAGTGATTTACAAACATACAGAAACAATTCAATGAATGATGCAGAGGGTAGCTTTATTGCCCTGACAGACAGAGGTATATCAGTAGAGACAGCTAAGAAGTATGGAGTTAAGGCTGTCAAGAATCAATCCTCTAATCAGATTATGCGTCACCTTTATCCCTACTATGTAGCCAATGAGATAACTGGTTACAAGGTAAGGGAACCAAACAAGATGTTTTCTTGGAGAGGGAATCCACAGGGAAGTGGGCTTTTTGGTGAGCAGTTATTTAAATCGGGTGGAAAGTACATCACTATAGTTGAGGGCGAGTGTGACGCTATGGCAGCATATGAGCTGCTTGGTTCTAAATGGCCCGTTGTTTCTATAAAGAATGGTGCGAGTGGTGCAGTAAGAGATATTAAAAACTCACTAGAATTTTTAGAATCTTTTGATAACATCATCATTAACTTTGATAACGACAAGCAGGGTAGTGAGGCTGCTACAAAAGTAGCTAGGTTACTCAGCCCCAGTAAGGCTAAGATACTTACACTGCCTACCGATTTCAAAGACCCTAACGATATGTTGCGTCAGGGTAGGCATCGTAGCTATGTCAGTGAATGGTGGTCAGCTAAGACTTACACACCTTCTGGCGTACTGAATATCAGTGATAACCTAGACAAGCTAAACAATCGTGAGAAGAAGGACTCAGTTCCTTATCCGTGGGCAGGGCTTAACGAAAAGCTTTATGGTCTACGGCAGGGTGAGTTAGTAACTCTTACCGGAGGTACAGGACTAGGTAAGTCCTCTATCACTAGGGAGATCGAGCACTGGCTGTTGGCTCAGACTAGAGATAACGTAGGTGTGATTGCTCTTGAAGAGGACTGGCGTAGAACAGTGGATGGAGTCATGTCCATTGAGGCTAATGCCCGTTTGTATATAGACCAAGAGCGTGAGAGCTACAACAAAGAGCATTACAAACAGATAGAAAGTAAGCTGTTTACTGGAGAAAATAAAGATAGGTTTTGGGTACACGCTCACTTTGGGGCTACTGATCTCGATGAAATCTTTTCAAAGATTAGGTTTATGATAGTGGGTTGTGGCTGTAAGTGGGTAATAGTAGACCACCTACATATGCTTGTATCATCTGCTACTGAGGGTGACGAGAGGCGTACCATAGATAGTATTATGACTAAGCTACGCTCAATAGTCGAAGAGACTGGGGCAGGTATGATATTGGTATCTCACTTGAGAAGGGTGGAGGGTAACAGAGGACACGAGAACGGAGTCACTGTTGGCCTTAACCATCTCAGAGGATCACAGTCTATAGCACAGCTATCAGATTGTGTCATAGCGATTGAAAGGAATCAACAGTCAGACGATGCAGTAGAATCTAACACAACCCATCTAAGGATATTGAAGTCCAGATACACGGGTGACGTTGGGATGGCTACTCACTTGATTTATAACAAGGAAACTGGTAGACTATCTGAAATAGATATGGATGAGGAACAAGATGAACTCCCTAGTATTTGACATTGAGACAGATGATCTAGACGCAACTAAGATTTGGTGTATGAGTATTTGCGATGTAGATACTGAACACGTTTGCTCTTATTGGGGCGATAACCTAGATAAAGGACTCGAAGAATTACAGAGTGCTGACAAATTAATAGGCCATAATATTATAGGGTTTGATATACCTGTGATACATAAACTTGTTGGTGTTGATTTGTCTAATAAAAAATTAATAGACACACTAGCTATCTCTAGGCTTCTTAATCCTGTTAGGGACGGAGGCCACACCTTAGAATCTTGGGGTGGTAGGCTAGGTCTTCCTAAGATAGAGTTTGATGACTACGAAACATTCTCTATTGATATGGTTAAGTACTGTGAGCGTGATGTACTTCTTAATAAGAAAGTTTATGATGTTCTTAGAAGAGAGGCCAAAGGCTTTAGTAGTGAATCAATAAAACTGGAACAGGAGACTGCCCGTATTATAGCTGATCAACGGAAGCATGGCTTCTTGTTTGACGCGAAGGCTGCATCCTTATTGAACGCAGAGTTAAATGAAAAACTTAATGAGGTTGTTACTGAGGTTCATAAAGAATTTAAACCACATACAACCTATCATACTCTTAGACCTGCCTACAATAAAGATGGTTCCATTTCTAAAATGGGAGAGCTACGCACCGAAAAGAACTCGAAGGGAGATGTTAAGAAATCCAGACTGACTGATGAAGAGTTTGCCACAATGAAAAAGGAAGGCACTGTTGTCAGGACAGAGGTAGTACCATTTAATTTAGGTTCTCGCAAACAGATCGGAGAATACTTACAGGAGTTTGGCTGGAAGCCTAAGAAACTTACTCCTACTGGACAGCCTATTGTAGATGAAGGTACACTCAAGGGTATAAAAGATATACCACAAGCTAAGTTAATAGCTGACTACCTCCTATATCAAAAGAGAATAGCTCAGATAGATTCTTGGTTTGAGAAGCTTGAGGATGACGGGAGGGTACATGGATTTGTTATATCTAATGGAACTATAACAGGGCGCATGACCCACCGTAATCCTAACATGGCTCAAATACCTAGTGTAAACTCACCCTACGGAAAGGAGTGTAGGGCTTGTTGGATTGTACCTAATGGTTACAAACTGGTGGGCATAGATGCTTCTGGATTAGAACTACGGATGCTTGCTCACTACATGAACGATAAGGATTATATAAATGAAATCATACACGGAGACATACACTCCACTAATCAAAAACTTGCAGGACTTGAATCAAGAAATCAGGCTAAAACTTTCATCTATGCACTCATATACGGCGCAGGAGATGGAAAGCTTGGAACAGTGGTTGGAGGAAATAAACGAGATGGTGCTGAACTTAAACAACGCTTCCTTAATAATCTCCCATCACTTAAAACTCTTAGAGATAGAGTTAGCAGAGCGGCAGCAAAGGGTTCGATTAAGTCATTAGATGGGCGCAAGCTTTTTGTTAGATCGCCACACAGCGCACTCAACACCTTGCTACAGGGTGGTGGTGCTGTTGTTATGAAGAGGGCTTTAGTTATTTTAAACAAGGCAATACAGGAGAAGAGTTATTCAGGAGGATATAGGATAATGGTAGCACGTTTTGTTGCTAACATTCACGATGAGTGGCAATTAGAGGTTGACGAGGATCATGCAGATATGGTAGGATGTATGGGCGTAGATGCAATACGGCAGACAGCAGACTATTATGACCTTAATTGTCCTCTTGATGGGGAGTATAGAATAGGGAGAGACTGGAGTGAAACGCATTGATGCTGAAATAAAAGAGCAGTTTAATTTTATAGAAGATGATCATTACGATTTAGGGGGTGAAGAAGGTAAGCACTGTAGTAAATGCAATAAAGTTTTACCACTGTCCTTTTTTAGTAGGCATAGTGGAGGAAATTATTTGCGCCCTGAATGTAAAAAATGTAACAACGAATTAAGTAAGGTAAGGGCTGCTTTAAAAGATGTGCATGGTGTAGCCCCTAATAATTATAACTGCCCTATATGCTTGGGCAATGCCGATGATGTTAAAGGTAAGGGCAACACTAAGAATGGTGCTTGGGTAATAGACCACTGCCACGACACAGAAAAATTTAGGGGTTGGCTTTGTCATAAATGTAATAGGTCTTTAGGTGGATTTGATGATAACATTCCTACTCTTAAAAGAGCCATACAATATTTAAAAGGTACTGATAATGAATAATATAGCTGAAGATATTTATGCGGCATTAACCCCGCTTACTAAGGGTAAACACCTAGATATATCAGATGAAGATATAGAAAACTTTGGGGAAAGCATGAAGGCTGCGCTAACGTCTTGGGCTAGACCACCTAAAAGAGATTCTTCTTTTTCTCTAAGGATGTCTAACATAGGCAAACCTATTAGAAGACTTTGGTTTGATAAGCATGGGGATGTAACACAAGAAGGCCACTCCCCTCAAACATTTATTAAGTTTCTTTATGGGCATCTACTTGAAGAGGTGGTGCTTATGCTTGCTAGACTTACAGATAACGATGTAAGCTCTGAGCAAAAAGAGGTTGTAGTCGATAGCGTGTCAGGCCACATGGACTGCAAGATTAATGGGGAAGTTGTCGATGTTAAAACAGCATCAGGCTACGCCTTTAGAAAATTTAAAGATGGCTCACTAAGAGAAGACGATCCGTTTGGTTACATACCACAACTAGCAGGGTACGAAGAGGCAGAAGGTACAGAAAAGGGAGGCTTTCTGGTTATCAATAAAGAAAGCGGAGAGCTGTGCTTCTTTGCACCAGACGATTTGGATAAGCCTATTGTCAGAGATCGTATATCAAAAATAACTAAGGCACTAGACAAGAAGAAACCTCCTTCTGATCTGTGCTATGAGCCTGTAGATGAAGGCAAGAAAGGCAATAAGAAATTACATAAGAACTGCACGTTCTGTCCTCACAAGTTTGAATGCTTTAAAGATTCTAACGATGGGGAAGGGCTTAGAACTTTTAAGTACAACAGAGGCTATATGTATCTAACCAAAGTAGCATCAACACCTAGAGTTGAAGAGATACTATGAACCCTAAGACAATGAAGAAGATAAGGCGAAGGGCGAAAGAACTTTTGTTGGAGTGGATGCAATCTTTAGTTGACAAAGAATCAGCTAAGATGTATACTATAGATAATGTTTTAAATTATACACCTAAACAAACCCACTTATATTATAATGATGGTAGCTTTCATCTTAGTGCTTACACTTTTAAATGGTTTACAAAACAAATTAAAAAGTTACATAGAACTAAGGAACTATCTTCTATTACTATTGAAGACTGTAAGGAAGCAGCTAATTGAAAATAAGAAAAGGATACAGAAGGCAGAGAGTAGTACGCCCAAAAGAAAAAGATGTTCCCGCAACTTATGATTCTAAGTGGGAGCATTCGCTTCATCAGGGTGTATTAAAGGGGTGGAAACACCATAGTGATACTGTTGATTATATTGTTGAACATAAGTATCACCCAGACTTTGTAAAAGTAATTGGAAAGAAAACAATTTTACTAGAAGCTAAAGGAAGATTTTGGGATTATCAAGAGTACAATAAATACACATGGGTACGGAAAGCATTACCTGCTAACACTGAACTTGTGTTTTTATTTTCTGATCCTTATGCTGCAATGCCACAAGCAAAGAAGCGCAAGGACGGAACCAAACGTAGTCATGCTGAATGGGCAGAAACTAATGGGTTCACTTGGTATAGTGAAGAAACATTACCTAAAGATTGGACAGAGGATGAGGTACTATGAGTATAGATGACGCAACTCCAGAGGAGTGGAACAGAGTACACCAAACACTTAAACGGGGTAGGGATGATGTCTCTTCTCCGG